CTGTGGTTATTGATTCACCAGCACTATAACCTACTGCTGTATTATGAGCAGAAGTAGCACTTGTAAAGTTTTGTGTTTTTAATGCACCTCTACCAATAGCTGTTGAATAATTACCTTTAGTTTCAGCACTTAATGCTAAAGCACCTATTGCTGTGTTATCTTGTCCAGTATTAATTGCATCGGCTGCTTCAGAGCCAACAGCAGTATTTCTAACACCTGTCGTATTTGAACCTAAAGCTGCATTACCAACTGCCGTAACGTGTGATGCAGTTGTATTACTAGCTAAAGAATTAAATCCTAATGCTGTGTTTACAGCACCTGTAGTGTTATCAGATAGAGAATTAAAACCAACTGCTGTGTTGTTATTTGCTGTAGTAGCAGAATATAGTGCGTTTTTACCAACTGCTGTATTGTAATCGCCTGTTGTGTTTGTTAATAAAGTATTAGCACCCAAAGCTGTATTGTCAAAGCCTGTAGTGTTTGATATTAAAGCATCATTTCCAACTGCAGTATTATTTGATGCTGTACTATTTGAACCTAAAGTTCCTCTACCTAAAGCAGTATTGTTTGAACCTGTTGTATTACTTTCTAAAGCACCTGTTCCAACACCTACATTATCATTACCAGTTGTATTTGCCCCCAAGGCCAAATATCCAACAGCCACGTTTGGAGTTCCTGATGTGTTTGCATATAAAGCATAATGACCTATAGCAGTATTATTATTACCACTTAAAGAACCACTAATTAAGGCTGCACCACCTAAAGCTACGTTGCCTGTACCAGTTGGATAATTACCATTAAGTTTAATTGTTCCACCTTCTATTGAGGCATTACCGCTTACAGTTAAACCTGTAAGAGTTCCTACGCTAGTTATGTTGGTTTGTGCTGCTGTAGCAAGTGTACCAGTAATAGATGTGCTTGCTGATAAAGTTGTGAATGATCCAGCTGCTGCTGTAGTGCCACCAATGACAGAACTATCAATTACTGCTCCGTCTAAGTTTAATGCTACTGAAGTACCATTAGATGCAAATATTCCATCAAGAGTATCGAGGTCAGCGTTTAGCTTTGTACCCCAGGTATCAGTAGATGCTCCTACTTCTGGTTTAGTTAAATTTAAATTCGTTGTAAATGTATCTGCCATAATTTATTCCTGTTTATGCTGCGATGTCAGTCCAATTAGTATTTGTTGAGGACTGATCTGTCCAAGTTGTTGTAGCTGGTGTTTGGTCTGTGTAAATAGTATCTGCTACAGTCTGGTCTTCCCATTTTAAACTACCTATCGCAGAAAAACCACTTGTTTGTTGAATACTAGAAGTGCCAGTTTGAACCAATGAACCAGTTACATCTAAGTTAGTTGTAGCGTTTATTTGACTTGCTGCTGATACGATAAAGACACCAACAGCCGTTACGTTTGTAGATGCGGTAATATTTGATTCACCAACATCAATTTGTGTGCCTACTGCACTAAGACTTGAAGATGCTGCCATTAGCACGCCACCAATATCTATTTGAGTACCTACGGCTGTTAGGCTAGATGTTGATGATATGCTTGTCGCACCAAATTTAATTCTAACACCAGTCGATGTAAGACTTGATGTTGCTGTGATTTGTGAAGCACCTTGTATTGGGACGAGTCCAACTGCTGTGACACTAGAAGAAGCTGTTATTGAAACTTCTCCAGTTACAGGTACAACACCAACCGCAGTTAGGTTTGATGTTGCTGTGATTGAGCTTTCAGCTAATTCAAATTGTGGTGTTCCCCAGTAAGACTTACCGTATCCACCAAAACCATAGCCAACTGAAGCCATGTTATTAAGCTACAGTTATGTCTATAGCACCTGCATTAAATCTAAATACATCTCCAGTAGAAACAGTTTTGCTTGTAGTTAAGTTTCCATAAGCAAGTAAGTTACCAGATGATGAAGCGTCAAAAACACCTACTGCAACAACAGTACCATAATTAGCTGTAGCTGTTGGGTATTCTATTGCTGATGTGTTTGATGCTGTATCGTTAGTAACAGTAAAAGCTGCTGTTTGTCTTGCATAAGCTCCGCCTGAAACCTCTGTACCACCACCAGTATCACTTGGTGCTGATGTATATAATGCTACATATAATGTTGCTGGAGCTGTATAGGCTGATCCACCAAATACATGACCAACAACTTTGTTCTCTAAATAATCTGAAAATCCAGCCATTCTATTCTCCTTTATTAATTACCGTAGTAATAATTTCTTTTTTGTTTTTTTCCGTAAGTTCTTCTTCGCATCATTAAAGAACCTTTACCAAATGCAGCTTTCTCTTGTTCGAGTCTCATTTCTTCTAATGCCTTCTCAAACTGTTGAGTGAACATTGGTATTCTTTCATCTTCCATTAAAAAAATAGAAGCGTGTTTTAATGCACCATATAAATAAACATCTGGGTGCGAGACTGATACAAAGTTACTTGTATTGGAATCACTTAATGCAGATATTTTAGCATAGTAAGTTAGTTGTAGGGTATATTCTCCATCAGGAGTTGGTGCTAATTCTATAGAGTCATCAACCATTGCATAGTAGACAGGTTGGCCCGTAGAGTTGTTGTTTGATTTTCTATAGACATCTAAGGACTCTATAGATTGTTGGAATAAAGGACTGAAATCGTTTGATGTAATTTCTACATTAATTGCCTCTATCCAATCTGTTGGAACTGTTAAATATTGTGAGTCAGCTGTAGCCGTTGCTCTTTTAATCATGTCTTTGGTTCTTAATCGTCTATTAAGTTCCGCTTCGACATTATCGATAAACGTATCTATATCAGACGTTAAATCTGATCTATTAAGATAATTTGCTATTGCTGTTTTTAATTCTGAATATGTCATACTTTACCTTGCCAAGTTCTAAATACTTTATTATCTGGGTCGTTGAGCCATTGTTTCCATTTAGCTCTATCTTTTGACCAGCCTTCGCGTAATGCCTTTTGCCAAATCACCATAGGGACTTCAGCAATGTGTCGCATATCTTTTCCAGGCTTAAGTGTATTGTCTCTTAGTTTCTTAACGTGGTCAATGACGGGAGCAACATCTTGAGTCGTATGATAAACCAGCTTGTCATCTTCAGTAATGAACTCTGATTTATAACCAGTTTTATGGTCGGTGATTGTACGTTTTGTTGCCATATTAAATAAGGGCGGGAGAGCCGAAGCTCTCCCTAATTCTAACTAACTTATGAAGTAGTTAAGTCAGCAACTATACCGTGAGCAGCTTCGTTGCTCATTTCTAGTCCGTACTCAGTCACAATCATTTTAGTTTGGGCATCCCCGACAGTAGCGATATCAACTGTTTTAAAGTCTCTTAAGAAAGAAACTTTAGCATAGTCTGGATCAACTAATAATAGTGATCTTTCTCTGCTGAAGTTAGATGGAATGATTTTTAACTCACCAAAGTCTGAAGCATAAATAGAAACAGAAGCCTCTACTGTGTTTGCATCAACCATTTGTCTTGAGTTAGTTCTACCTGTGAAACCAGATATTTTCTGCTTGTTTACAGGACCACAGATTGCCATTGAAGGCTCTCCACCGTTTGTGAAACAAGATTGTAATACTGCTTTAAGCAAAGTTTCAGTTAAAGCTCTTTGAGTTCCGTCTGTTGGAGCTGTTCCGCCACCAGTAGGTGCGCCTGCTGCTGCTTTACTGTAATTGGATTTTATCCAAGATTCAAAGCCACCAGTTTTTCTAGCTGTTGTTGCGTTACCAGTTGTTTTACCACCATTTTGACAGAGAGCTGTTTCCATGTCTCTTTTCAATGCTTTAGCCATAATAGCTAATTGATGAGCCATTTCTGACTTCTTACCAGCTGGGTCAGATGCTTGTTGAGAACCAGATACAGTTGCATCTCTTGAAGAGATCATTGCAACATTACTAACTCTAGTTGTAGCTGTAGAAGCTGAAGTAGCTCCGTCTAATCTAAAGCCTTCTAGTTCACCAGCTGCATCAACAGTTGGTAGAGTTTCTGTTTGCCAATCGAAAACTACGTTCTTGATTGAGTTTTTACCAATAGCACTCATAAAAGGAGTAGCTTGTGGTGAGATGTTATAAATTACGTCACTCAGTTGTTCTCTATCGGAAGTCGCTGAGTAAGTATCAAATGCGTTTGTTACTTTTGCCATGATATTTATTTCCTATGTTTAAAAAGTTTATATAATTTGTTCAAATAATTTAGCTGCATCCTGGACCTTTCCAGTCTTAGCTAATTTTTGACGCGCTCTTTTCACAGGAGTTGTTGTCTTAGGTACGTTTGAAGTGCCAGGTCTTGCGGTTCGAGCTGCCGCTTTCTTTTCAGTTGGTTTCACTTTAGTCGCTTGTTGTGTCTTATGTTGTAGCCATGCGTTTCTTAAACCAAGTAAAACTCGGTAGTCATAAACGCTGTCCATCTCTTGAGGTGTGTACCCCAAAACATTAACACCGTAATTACGAATTGCCATCTTTTCTTTTGATGCCATTTCGTTATCTTGCCATTCTGGTATTTGTTCAAGTAATTGTTGATTACCGTATTCAACAAATTGTTGAAGTTTCTTTTGCTGTTCCGCTTGAGACTCTTGTTGGAGTCTTTGTGATTCAGCTTGTACGGCTTGCAACTTTTGCTTTTTCTCATTCCAGATGTCTTTTTCACGGACATAAGCAATAGGGTCTGCTTCGTAAAGTGCGTTCCAATCTGGCTCGTTTTGTAACTCGCCCTTCAAAGTCGCTTCCATTTTTGGTAACAACTGTGAATAAATTGCGTCTTTTTGAGAAACCTCTTGTTGTTGAGCTTCAATAGCTTTTCGCTGTTGAGCTAACTCCTGAGTTTTTCTCGTATAATCTCTTTGGCGACTGTATCCGTTTTGGAGTTCTTCAAGCGTGACCTCTGTATCTTCACCATCTACTTTAATTGTATATAGCTGTGGTTGCTCGGACTCCTCTTCTTCTACTTGATCTTCTTGAGGTTCGTCTTCATCTACATCTTCTTCAAGCTCTTCTTCGTAAGGTTCGTTATCTTCGATAACTTCATCTTCGTTGACTAGCTCTTCTGATGCTTGTTCTTCTATTTCGTTTTCTGGTTGCTCGTCTGGAGTCAAAAAACTTTCAAAAGATTGTTCTGTCTCTTGCATGTTTGTTTGTAAACCAATCGGCTTTGCGTTGTTGGTCATAATCATTCCTTAAAAATGTAAAGTAATATTTTAACAATACTTAGTTAAATTTTACACAACTTTGTGCAATCTTCCTAATTGGGCTTTTGTAATTTTACCCTTCTCTACGATTATACGCAGATGTCTTTCGACCTCTGGTAGTAGTTTGATTGCTTTGTGTAAATTTTCTCTTTTACTTATATCATCTTGCTTAGATGATAACCATAAATTTATGTATTCATTTTTAAGTTCTTCGATTGCGTTTGTGAAAGTTTCAGCGTTAAGAATTAACTCTGCTTCGTTTGAATTTAAAATATCTTCTTGTGATGGCATAAATGTTTAACTTAGATTGTCTAATATTTTTTGTATTCCAGACATGTTTAATGGTTTGTAGCCACTAGCAATTTGTTCATCAAATCCTGTATGTGATATGTGTAAGTTTGGATTACCTGCTCCACCAAATCCACCGAATATATCTCTAGGTGGATCGTCATATCTATCTACAGGTATATTTACACCACCAATACCTTTATCAAGATAATAAGGATCATCTGGAGTTGCGCTTCTTACTGTGGCTGGACCGATTGGAGGAAAAGGATTTGGAACAATACCATCATTAATATCAGCTTGTGTAAATCCTTCTGGATTAGCAGCTGAATAACTCATGCTTGGTGCAATCATGTTAGCTACGTTGCTTCCGTCCGCTATAGACATTGCATAATCTAGTCCGCTTGAATAAGGGCCAGCAACACCAGTAGCGGTTTGTTTTGTTTCTGTGGGGTCTGACTTATCAGTCACATCATTATTTGCGTCATCTATATCAACAATTTGTGTGCCACCACTTCCAAAGTCTCCACCATTATAATCAGAAATATTTATGTTTGTTATATCTTCAATAGATGGGCCAAAGATATCTGGATTATCTTTTGAGTCTTGAATAAAAAGTTGTTGTCCTAGAGAGTCATAACCTTTGTTAATTTTTTCAATAGGTTGATTGTAAATACCTGGTAAGTCTCTATTACCAAAAAGTTCTTCCCCTAACGAACCATAGCTTTTATCTTCAATAGAAAAATTATCATTATTTATTTTAGGGTCTACATTAAAGCTATTTAAAATCTCTGCTCCTATTCCTAATCCTGGTACTGATGCTTTAACTACAGCCTCCATAATATCTGGAACAGCTGTATTAAAAGTTCCACCAACAGGATATTCTTCTATGTATGCTTCTTGGTGTAAAGGACTCTTAGTTATAATGTCTTGTATTTCTGTTTGATATAAATTTCTTCCAGAACCATCACCAGCATCTATGTTTTGTAATATGTCTTTATTTTTTTGCAGGTCTTGTAGTTGTGTTTTAACAACTTCTTTCATCATGTCTTCTTGAAGCATATCGTTAGAAATGTTTAATCCAGGTTGTCTATTACTAGACATTTCATTTGTTACTGCTGATAAAGAGGGTACGGAAAAAACAGAAGGAACATCCACAGCTGGTTGTTGTATGAACGAAGGTGCATAGTTGCTGTTGTTGTTGAGAGAAGGAGTAGAGTAATCTATCCCACCCATTCTAAAATTTCCTTTTATAGCCATAATTAATTCCTATCCTGCTATTAGTTTATCAATTTTTTCATCTAATTTGTCTAATCTATCGAAAATTCTTTGCATATCTAAATGAAGGTCTTGTTTGGTTGCGTAGCGTGATGGGATTTCTTCTCTGGTTTTATTGAGGAGTATTTCTACTCGTTGAATATCTGAAGCGTTAGTACGAATACTATAGATGATAGGAACATACACTAACGTAATGATTGCGTTCCAAAATAAAATAGGGTTGTCCATTAATAACTCCAAATATGTGGTCTTGGTCTGTTTGGTTGTTCTTCCGAAATATCTAAATGTATAAATCGAGAATTGCCTTTTTGGTTTACGCCAATACCAGTAAATCCATAATCTCTAGCTTTCGATACAATCTGGAGTGCTTTATCTCCTCTTACATATACATCAGCAGCTAGTCCTTCTGCATGAGTTCCTGGAGTTTTTTTCTTCGCTTCTATGGGGTGGTCTTCACACCTGTACCCAGAGGTTATAACAAAGGGAAAATCCAGCTCTGTTCTTAGTGATTGTAACTTATTTATTAGTTCGTGTGAAATACCATTTTTACCACAATGTTTGCAAGCAAACTCTTCTTCTTTAAAGTTTACCCAAGACATTATTTTCCTACACCCTTTACTCTTTCGTATGATCTTAATCCACCAAGACCAAGCATACCCATAAGGACGGGTAGCATAGTTGATGTATCTGCTTGCGGTACGATAATACCAAAAGGAGCTGCGAGAGGACTGATTAAAAAGTTTACAGCAAAACCACATACACATATCCAAGCTGTAGCTGGTCGCCAAGAAGATTGAAACCAATTACCTTTAGCTTCCTCTTTGTTTACTTCTATTTGCGCTTTAGCGATTTCATGGATATGTTTTTCAGACATAGTTGCAATTTCATGTGCAATCTTTTGTTTCGTGTCTGCGTCTGGAATAAACTTATCAAGAAGTTCGCTTACTGGTTTTATTAGTTTTTCTATCATAATTTCTTAGTTTGATTAATGCTTTTAATTTTGAAAAAGAATTAACTGTTTGTTTTTTTGGTTTCTGTTGTTTTGTATTCATGTGAATATTTATTAAAAAGTTTTTCTGCCTTTCTTTTAAAAGACCATTCTAAAAATTTACCAAGTAAGTAAGACAAGTTACTTTTAAGACTTAGCTTTTTTCTTGGCTGTTTCACTTAACTCGTTAAAATGAAATAGCCTTACACTTGTTGCAGTGTGATTTTTATTAGAATGTAAATGTCCGTTAGGCATTTTGTGTGTATTGCCTTTGTATTCGGTTCCATCTCTTTTAAAGTGTTTTACGCCTCTCATTATTTTTTCCTCTTCTTAGGAAAACCAGCTTTCATATTTGCGTAGGCTTTTTTAGTAATAGTAGATTTCTTTTTAGTTCTACTATTTTTGTTTTTCTTTCTGTTATTTATATTTTCATATAGTGACATAGTTATCTCCTTACCATTTTTTGCAAGACCAATATCTTGCGGTTAATTTACTAGGCGGATTAGTGTCGCACTTATGCCTAGCTCTAAATGATTTACGTCTTGCTGGTTGATCTTTTTTAATTGTCATTTTAGGATCACCAAAGCGAATAAGTTTTATGGTTTCACCAACCTTTGCCAAGACAGCAAACTTCTTTGACTTTCCTGGTGTACGTTTAGGTTTATTATAACCAGCGAACCTTTCGCCTCTATATGTTATTGCCATAGTTAATGTATTAAGGTTACTTTAGAAGATATTAGTTCTGAGTCGTGAGGTATTTGTAAAAATACCAAAGCAACTCTTTTAGCATCTTCCAAGCTCTTAGCTTTTATATCGTTACCGCAGTAGATAAAATCTCCGTCAAGAAATTCTAAGTCGTAAATCTTATCCGATTGGTTGGTTATTGCCATTGGTAAACATTCCTTGCGATTGGTTTTTTGCTACCTGTCTAATCGCTTCTCTATCTCTTTCCATAATTGCATTTATTTCAGCAACATTTACTTGCGCACCGTACTTAGCTTGTAGTTCAGCTATCTTCAGTTTTAAATCAGCTTCATGTTCATCACGGTTTCTGTCGTCATCCATAATGATTTTCATTCTATCTGTCTCTGCATCAATGATAGCTTTTTGTGCTAAGTTCTGAGCTTTCATTGCTTCAGCTTGAGCCAACATTTCTTCTGGTGAAGGTTTAGCTGGTTCTTGTGGTTGCGGAGGCATAGGCGGTACAGTTGTATTTATAAATGTTGTTGCATCTTTAAATCCAGCCATCTCAATCATTTTAGTTAAAGTGTTTGCGTACTGCTGTAAATTAACCAAAGGATTGTTAGGTCCTAATGTTTGTAATATTTGTTCTTGCTTTTGTGATAGTGCTGTTAAGACTTGGAACTTTTCTTCGTCAGAGTTTTTAGAAATACCAACATTAATTACCATGTCTTTATCAGCATCCCAATATCTAGGATCGACAGGAATGAACTCGTTGTTTAATCTCATCATGTCTTGACCTTCTTGGTGTTTGATTACAAGTGAGTTTACAAGTTTAAATAAATCTTTCATACCGTCAGCAAAGTGACGACAGATAAGTTCTACTCTTCCTTGTGCGCCAGACATAGTAGCAGTTACAGCTGCGGAAGTTGTAGATTGTAATGCTTCTGCATTAAGTCCAGCCGAAGCCTTAGAAACGCCTGTACGGTTCTCCTTTGCTTCGTCTAGGTAAGATAATACTGGGAAGGCTTCTTTACCAACGAAAGGCACAGAGAAAGGCTGAACCATTCCTGGTGCTCTCATTCTAATTGGTTGTCCTATGTCAGTATTAAGAACATCGTCAATATTAACTTGTCCTTCTACTATACCCATTCTCGGGAAGATGGCGTGGCCTAGACTATCAAGGGTATCTCTCATTATCTGAGATTTAGCTGCTTGAATAGGCATCAAGTAGTCCGCGGGGCATGAGCCAATGGAGGTATGTGGCTCTGGATCGGGACAGAAGAGTGTAATAGGTAAATCATCCCAGGGTGTTGAATTAACAATATTTAATCCATTCCCTACAGTGCATACTCTAATCCTTTCATCTATACCATCACCATCTAAATCATAAAAAACATAATGTTCTATATAAAGAACACTTTTACTATTACTGTCTGCTCTATCAACACCAGTAAAATCTGCGTATGGATTTCTTGCTTGTTCTAAGTCGTAGGAGTCTTCATCGACTGCGCTTCCAGAACCAGCGAACTCTTCCATTTGTTCTTTGTCATATCCCATAGCCACTAAGTCACTTACAGTCTTAACCATTCTGTGTGCAACATAAGGTGATGAGTTTAAATCTCTTGCATGTCTTGATATAAGTATTTCTTCCGTTGGTACTGCTTCGATAACCACTTGGTCTTTAGCTTTAACTCTTCTTATTTTAACATCGTAACTAGCTGGAGTTTCTTGTGTTATCTCTTCGCCAGTTTCAGGATTCATAATTGTCATGCTTTGCATTTCAATTTTTTCTTCAATAACTTCTACGTTAGGGTCAAGGGTAAGAGCTTGATAAGCCTCTGGAGAAATGTCTGTGTATTCGTGAGTTGATGCAGTAATGCTGTCATCCCAATAGGCTTTTACAAAACCAGTTTTTCTAATAAGTGCATCTTTGAACGCATCGTATAAAACTTTGAAGCCTGGATTTTTTTGTTGGATGACGTAGTTAATGTAATCTGTTTGTTGTTTGGCAAGTTGTATGTCCTCTGGGCCGTGAGGTATAAACTCTACTATTTTGGTTGTACCAAAAAATGTACGCATGATGGAAGGCAACATGAATAACACGCTGTCTCTAACATCGGTTGATACAAATTCTGATTGCATAGAACTTTGAGCTGTTGGAGAATTACCAAGGTAATAATCAGTAGCGTCAGCTCTGTCCTGGTCTATTTGGTCGATGAAGTCTTTAGCGTCATCCATTTCGGATTTAAGTACGCCTTGTAGTTCTTCTTCATTGTAAGAATCTTCTACTTGTAACTCTTCGATTGCTTGATCTTTGTCGTATTCCATACTTTATTCCTGTAGTAAACCTTTCGGAGATTGTAAGCCTTGATAATAATTTTTAAATTCTGGAGTTTTATAATTCCTAGAAAACATATCAGCTTCTTCTATTGTTTTGAACTGAATTACATTTCCATTTTTTTTATTATAATTTAATGCCTCTCTCGTATCTTCAAACTTATGTAGCTTGTCTCCAATTTTTACAATCATTGGAAAAGCATAAGCATTGCCATTTTCATCAAACTCAGCAGACATTAGATGAGTGCTAACCGATTTATCTGGATTATTAATTACTCCATAGTTTTGTGGCGATAAAATTCTATCAACAAACGGAACTTGTTTGTTCTGTGCTAGTAGCTGCATTAAATTTTCTACATTGTTATTCATTTATCCCACTCTGATTATTCTTGATGTCAAGGGTTTCTTGAAATTATACCCTAAAAAGTTCTCGCCACCACTAAAACTTGCAGCGGAACTTGCCATGGTTAGTGCAAGTGCGTCAGCTTTATCTGGAGACTTAACACCTCTTTTTTTCATTTCGTCCTTAGACTCTATTTTTATTTTTCCAGTTGATGTATATTTATAACTAGGTGCTGCCAATTCTGATACAAGCTCATCATCATTAGGAAGTCGGCAATTACGCAGCACCAACCAATCTTTGATTGCGAACCATAACTCAGCTCTTAGGTTTAAATAGTTTTTCTTAGTCGATGGTGCTTCAGCAACATTAACTCCTCTTACTGGTAAATTTTGTTCAGCTAGTCTATCTACAACTCCACTACCAAGACCAATTACGTCTATAAGTATTTCTTGTGGTTGTTC